TTCCCCATATTCGCTGAATGGTGCAGAGCAGTATGCGCCAGCGTTATTTACAAGAATATCTAATGACTTTTCGTTTTTGGATATGTCCAAGAAGAATCTGTCTATTCCTTCTCTTGTGGATACATCCGCAACGCATGGGATGCATTCTCCGTATTCTTTTAGGTTTTCCGAAGTTTCGTATGACTGTTCTGCTGTGCGTGAAACTATGTATACGCGGGAGCACCCATTTTGGAGTAGCCCTTTTGTGATCATTTCTCCTATGCCGCGTGATCCACCCGTCACTGCTGCTACACGGTCTTTTAGGGAGAAAAGGTTGTTCATCCCTTCAGTACCGCCACACCGCCGTCCACGACGATGTGTGTGCCTACGCAGTAGTCGCCTGCGCGTGATGCAAGGTATGTAATTGCGGCAACGATGTCATCTTTGTGCCCAAGTCGTTTCGCTGGGATCCCCTGTGTGACTGATAGACGGTTTGATTCTGTAACTTGGTCTGGTGTCGTATTGAACAAACCGATAGTTATTGATGAGACAACGATTTTGTGTCGGATGTATTGAACGGCGAATGATTTTGATGCGTGAATCATCCCCGCATTTGTTGAACTGAAAGCAAAGTTCGGAACTTGTGGTGGGTTCACACCATCAACGGTTGTGAGGTTGATTACTTTTCCGAGAACTTGCTCTGTTGAAATGCTTGTTCCTTCTTCTGGGTTGGTGGATGCTTTGAGAAGGGGAAAGAATTTTTGTGTGAGTTTCACAGGTGCTTCCATGTTGTATTTGACCGTTTCTTCCCAGTCATCCGTGTTTGCCAATGAACTATTGATCAGAATGTTCACATATGGCTCTAGAGCGCTAATTTCACAAAAAAGTTTCTCTCGCCCTTCTTCGGTGGTTATGTCTGATTGTATGTAAATTATTTTTTCATTTTCAGGCGCATTTTCTGGCAACTCTTTGTCACAAACGTAAACACGGGATGCGCCTTGTTCTGTCAATCCTTCTGCGATCATTGAGCCAATTCCCTCAGATCCGCCTGTGATTAGGGCAATTCGGTTATCTAGCGAAAATAGCGAGTTCATGTTTTCTCCTGTTTATGTGTTCTTGAATGCTACTTTATTGTTAGTTGGCGATTTGGTTGGTGATACTGTAACACTATGGAGAATCTCATTAAATCTCACGAAATTGCACCCAATATTCGTGTTTATACAAACATTTTTCCTGACATTAAAGAGGTTCTTGAGGTCATCTACGAGCATGAAAAAACTACCACCAAGAACCCTGACGCCACTTCCTATTTTAAACCTTACAGAGATTGGTACACATTCGGTCGTCTAACCGATTGCGATGGGCAGGAAAACGCAACCCCAAAAGAAATGATTGAACTTGAAAAAAATAAAGATTTTAATTATGTGAATCAAAAAAATCTTGCCGACAGAATAAAAAATGCAAGAAAATTAGTTATACAAAATTATTGCGAAATTTACGGTATTAACGAAACCAACAGTGCGGATTTCTACATTCAGCCATCGGTGAACTTTGCCGAATATGAACCGGGTTTTGAAATGGATCAAAGGCGGATTGAGGATGATGCACAGTGGCTCGGAAATCATAAACCGCTAGCGATGAATTATCACACAGATTTTGAAATAAAAAAGATGTGCCGTATGGAAGACAATTTTTTGCTCACATGCAATATCTACTGGAACGATGACTACGAGGGCGGGGAAATTGTTTTTTATAGTTCGGCGGGTTTGCTTTCTTATAAGCCAAACGCTGGAGAGGTTATCGTATTCCCTTCAGGATCACCATACTTCCCAGTTGATGGAGACTGTTTCTTTCATTGTGCGAATGCAGTAACAAAAAAAAGAAAATATTTTTCGCGCAACTACTTGATGTACAAACATGTGCCAACGGAAGAGATGCTCTCATTGGAGGGTGCTTATCCGCGTGGTCACAGTCCACGCGGACCAGATAGTTTTTATGACAGTTTGTTTAATCAACTCATGATTGATTATTCCAAAAAAGAAGTGCTAGTACACCCTATTGTCAAGAAACTCTACGAGAAGTTTGCCTCCGACGAAAAAGTGGTTGCTCGGGAAATTGATATATTTGACTAATAGTTGGCGTGTGCGTCAACAAAATTTAATACTCGTTCGGCTGTTGTCTCGCCGTCTGTGCCGGGGTCGGACTTCAGCCAGCGAATAAAGTCATACCATTTGCGTTGCTGATCCGCTGAGTCAAATACGAGCGTATATTGAACGATTGTCTTGCTTCCGTTGGAAACTACTGATGGTGCGCCTTGCGTGACCGCTTGATGTGTGTCTGTTCCTTGTGGTGCGGTGAGTTTCGTTTCACCGTTATCCATAATTGTTGATACGGCTGTCGGATTATCTGGTTCATCTGATAAGAGCGGGAATATTGGCTGAATAACGGGCGCAACATACGGTGCATTGTCTTCATGGAGGTAGTCGCCTTCCATTCCTGCGAGTTCTATTTCATCCCAACCCAAAGCATCAATGAGGTCGTCGTATTCTTCGCCTACTTCTTCCAAGAGTTCAAATAGCATGTCGCTATCTGTTGTTCCTAGTTCGTTGGTTCGGTTATCCGCAAGAGCGTATGCGATCGCACTAGAGGTGTCGCCTTCAAATTTCACGCATGCGATTTTTTCCCAACCAAGTTTTTTAGCCGCTTCGTATTGGTGGTTTCCTGCAATGATCGTTGATGTTCCGTCAGCATTGTCTTTGATTACGATCGGTTTTACTTGACCAAATTCTCGGTATGACGCAACGATTGCATCAATGTTTCCTTTGCGTGGGTTATTTTCAAGGTGTACAAGTTTTTCTAACGGTGTCGCTAGATGTTCTATGCTTTTGTGAATACCTGACATTTAGGCTCCTGTTTGTATACGAACATTGGCGTTCAATGTTCTGAGTGCGTCCAAAGATGTTCGCACGGTGAGCAGTTTTTCTCGTTTGGATTTAACTAACGCTTCGCTGATCTTATACGAATATGCTTCGTCAGAAAGTTTGTAGTCTGCCCACGCTTCACGCTCTTTTATGCTTCCTTTGGCGGCTAGATATTCTTTAGCCCAGTTGCCCTTCATGAGTGCATCTTTTTTTGCGGCGTCAACAGCAAGGGTTTCAAAGGCTTCTGTTTCTTCTTCAAGAATGCCAAGTAAGCGCATGATTTCAGATTCAATTTCTACTTGAGATATTGGCTGTGACCTACCCATGTTGTTCTCCTGTTATCGCCGTGAAATCGCATTTCTTTAACGCTAAAACTTGATCTGCATTCCACTCGTATTGGGATAGTCCCAAGTATGTCAGTGTCATTTGTTCAAGGATCCAAGCGTCACATCTGTCGTTGCCGTCTCCACCTGACCAGATTATCCCCGTTTTCGCGGAGATTGCTGACATTACTTCTGATTTACCTGAGTTTCCTTTTCCTGTAGCAAATTTGGCTCTACAGGTTGGGGGTATGACCACTACTGGCACGCCTAGTTCGCGTAACGCGACTCTTACAACGCCTCCTAGTTCTCCTATGGAGTGGGCTTGTGAATGTCGTGAGGCATATGAGTAGCCCTCTACCGCCACTATTTGGACACCAGCCTCTTGGGCTAGCGCCAAGATTTCGTTCTTTATCTCTAGGAGTCGTTCTGACCCTTTGTTTTTGGATCGGATACTTGTTGTCAGTCCGCCAATGCTCACACCTGTGCTTGTCAGGGAAAGGTCTAAGCCCATTATTTTTGTCACATTTTTTAGATTACTATAGTCCGATGCGTAGAATTTTTGTGGTAATTCCATCTTTTCAGGAAGAAGATTTGCGTAACACGGTGAACAGCATTTTTGAAAATGCGAAACATCCTGAACGCATTTATGTCGGCATTTGCAATCAGCGCACGGATAACAAGGATTTTGAGACCTTTGAGGAGTACGGTGACCGTGTTCGGTGTGTGGATGTACGTTCTCCTCGCCCACTCGGTCTTGGTTTTGCTTATTTTTCTGCGTCAAAGTTACTGATGGATGAAGAGTTCTTTATGCGGATAGACGCGCATACAAGAATGAAAAAAAACTGGGATTCAACTTTGGTCAGTTATTTTAGCAAAATAGAGACGGACACAGGTAGTTCAAAAATTGTAATAACTCAGTTAACTGGTGGATTTTATAAACAAGACATGAATCTAGCAGGTTTTATAAAACATGAAGATAAAGATGAATGGTTTCATGAAGGACAGCCACCAAATACAAGTGAATTTATGAATGGCAACTTAAGGCAGTTAAAAGAATACGCCCTAAATATTGAGCATCATCCGAATAATAATTATGAATGGGATGATATCTCGTTGGCGAATGGCTACAAGGAAATTCATGGTGTTTCTGGAGCATTCCATTTTGGCGCAAGTCAATTTTTGACTGATTGCAGTCCTGATCCAAGAGTATTTTTTTGGGGAGAAGAACATACCTTCGCTATGCGTGCATGGACTCGTGGTTATAGGCTTTATGCAATAGATGTGAACACACAGTTCACTGCGGGTAAAACAGAGGAATATCTAGAAACGGTTGGTATTGATGACTGGCGAAATTTTTGGAAATCATATAGGGGGTTTACGGTTAGATATGAATCGGGATCTGTGTCAGCGAGTTTTCCAACACATAGCGATCCCGACAACCCAGTTATTGAAATACTTTCAGGTAGGGAACTTGGTTTTTATGGAGCAAAAGATGAACAGTCATATGCCGATTGGATGAAAAAACTCGGTATAGCCTAAATGTTTCAAGTTATTTTGTGATTAACAAAAAATCTGCCCCACAGAAACTGATTGTTTCTATTGACAAACAAGGCGCATGGGGTGAAGTTTCCTATTATCACAAACTTGAATGTGGTCATATTGAAGTCCGAAAAAGGGCATCATCAGCGCCGAAGATTGCTTGTACTTGGTGCGTGATCGGTGAAGAAAAAGGCAGGGAACTTAAAGCGCTGACTATAGTTCAGCCACCGACCCTTGAAGAGGTCTGGGACTTTTATGATGAGACTACATCGGAGGAAGTTGATGTTGCAAAACTTAGGGCAGGGGTGGCAAGCGCCGTAGGATGTGCACAGGAAAGTGTTGAGGTAGTTTCCATAGTTGACGAAGAGAACATTCTTCGTGTCAGTTATGTGACAGTTTTCCTAGATTTTGAAACAGCAAAAAGAATTGCCGAGAAGAACAAAAATATTTAACTCTGCGCCGATTTTCCTTGTAGTCTGATGCAGGTTATACACAGTTTGCGAGGGGCAACATGATTGATGCAAGCAATATAGAAAATTTTTTTGATACGGAAAAAGCAAATTGCAGGGGTAAGAACATTGTTATGTTTTATCCCAACCACTCGCCGACTGATCGTCTTGGTAGAGAAAATGCCGCTAATGCCATACAGATTTGTTCGGAATGCGAAGTCCTAGAAGGATGTTTGGATTATGCTTTGCATTATGAGCCGCTCGGGTTTTGGGGTGGGAAGACTGAAGTTGAAAGAGAAGTTTTGAGAAGAGTTAGAGGTATAAAACTGCCACCAGAGCGTCAACCGTCTGACTCTATTCGTCGTTCTTCTAGGCGTGGTTTCATAAATAGCCAAGTTAGAAAGAGTTTGAGTTCCATAAAAAATGAGCAATAGTCACCTTCCGCATGTAGATAATTTTTTGTCTCGCTTGAAAGGTGTTCGTCCAACAAACAATGGGTGGGATGCAAGGTGCCCATGTCGCAATGACGATGAGAATCCTTCTCTTTCGGTAGGTATCGGCGCAGAAGACAAGGTTTTGGTTTCTTGTCATCGTGGCGAGGGTTGCTCGGTTGTGGAGATTTGTCAGTCTGTTGGTTTGAAAGTTGTGGACTTGTATCCACCACAAAAAGAGGAACGAAAACTCACCCTTATTGCAACATACGACTACCGTGACGAAAACGGAATTTTGCTTTTTCAGAAACAGCGTTTCACTGATCAAAGCGGTAAGAAAACTTTTAGACAGAGGCGACCTGATCCAAGCGGGAACGGCAAATGGATTTTTTCTTTAGATAACACACCGAAAATTCTTTATCGTCTCCCACAAGTTCTTGAAGCAAAACGCAACGGTGAAGTAATTTGGTTGGTTGAGGGTGAGAAAGACGCTGACGCAGTTTTTGCTCAAGGCATGGTTGCTACAACCCCACCAAACGGTGCGGGTAAATGGCTTGACATTCATTCCCGTGCGCTTGAGGGTGCAACGGTTTTTATTGTTGCCGACAATGATGAAGTAGGTAGGGAGCACGCGATCAGTGTTGGTGATGTTCTCGCTAAGCATGGATGTGTTATCAGTTCATTCGTCCCACCTAATGGTTTCAAAGATGTTTCAGACATGATTAACGCTGGCAAGTCTCTTAATGATTTGCTTGAGTTGGATAGAACAGAACCGTCGGGAGAAGTAACTGTCCACGATGATGAAGAACAAGAAATTGAGGCAGTAGTTCAGGCAACTTCGCCGATTGAATCTTTAACCGAGCAACTTGTAAAAGTTTTAGCAAATGAAGATTTGAGTGAGTCAACAAGAATTAATAGAGCATCAATGCTTGTTAACTCTTTTGGCGTGGAAGATAGAAGCGACAAGGGGCGACTTGTCAATTGGGCGCAACTCGTCCTTGAAGACGTTGATGATTCTTATGATTGGGTTATCCCAAATGTTTTGGAACGCGGAGAGCGTGTAATTGTTGTTGCCGCTGAAGGTGTTGGTAAAACAATGCTTGCGAGACAGATCGCTATCTGTAGTGCGTATGGGATACATCCTTTTACCATGTCTCGGATGAAGCCGATCAGAACTTTAACGATTGACTTGGAAAACCCTGAAAAGATTATTAAGCGAACATCAGCCAGCATCCATGGAGCGGCAAGACATCTTGGATATTTGGATGGTGAGCCTGATTGCCACATCTTGATGAAACCATCGGGTGTTGACCTGATGCGACCAGCCGACAAAGCGTTTATAGAGCAAACTGTGGAAAGAATACGACCTGATTTACTTCTGCTCGGTCCGATCTACAAGTCATTTATTGATCCCGGTGGCAGGACATCCGAAGCGATCACGGTTGAGATTGCTAAATACTTTGACATGTTGAGGGACTATTACAACTGTGCTCTTTGGCTAGAACATCACGCTCCGTTGGGCACATCTACGACAAGCCGTGATCTACGCCCATTTGGTTCTGCTGTTTGGTCACGCTGGCCGGAGTTTGGCTTGTCTTTGACGCCAGACCCTACTGCTGTTGGTGACTATGTTTATGATGTCCGCCATTTTAGAGGTGCGCGAGATCTGAGAGAGTTTCCAACTAAGATGAGAAGAGGGAAAGTCTTCCCGTTTGAAGTTATGGAATTCATGAAGGTTTGAAATGGCTGAAAAGGGTTTAACTAGAGAGTTTCTCGCTGAACGCGATTTGCGTATTTTCAAGATGAGGCAGGCTGGTATCCCTATCGCCGAAATTGCTAGACGGTTTGGAATTGGGTCTACCAATGTTTCCCATTCAATTCGTAGGCAGTTGGGCAAGTTGAACCAAGAGGCTTTGCTTGCTTACCCTGAAGTTTTGCAAATGGAACTTGAGCGTTTGGATGCTTTGCAGTCCGCAATCTGGCCGATGACGCAACACAGAAAACAAAAAATGGATGACGGCACAGAGGTTGCTATTGAACCCGACATTAAGGCTGTTTCAACGGTTCTTTCAATCATTGATCGTCGTGCGAAGTTGCTTGGTATGGAGCAAACTAATGTCAATGTGCAGATGGATGTGAGGGATGCT